GCAGGCTCCTCACCAACGAGGTCAATCTCGATCACACCCTTCTCAACATCATCTTCCTCTTCAGGCTCAGCGTCTACCGTGTCTTCGAGGTCTTCATCATCATAGTCATCGAGCTCCTGATCAGATAGAGGCTCTAGCTCAGGTTGAGCAGCATTTGCAGGCGCAGGCTCCTCCTCCACATCTTCAGGCTCCACATCTGTGATCTCGTCTACCTCAGCCTCAACCAAGTCGCTCTCGTGGAAATACAGAGGGTCCTTGGACTTACGCACGGCTTTGATTAGTGACGCAAAGAAGCCACTAGTGCTAGTGGTCTCCTCTGTTACACTAACCTCATCTTCGGGGAAGTCTGATCCAAAGAGTAAGAGCGCCTGCAGGCTGCCCTTCTTCACACCCTCTTCTTCACGGACGATACGGCGAGCCCACGAGTAACCGGCATCACCGCCCCAAAGCAACCACGAGATGTAGCTCGCTGATGAGCGGTCATCATGGTGTCCGTCCTTCTTATATTTCTCGTGCCGTCTGAAGAAGGCAAGCATACGCTTGACGGTGCCGTAGCTGACTTTACCCTGCACTAGATTAGAGGCTCTTTGGACACCACTACCGACTCCCTCTTTCTTAGCCTGTCGTGAGTCGAGCCCACCGCGCCCATGCTCCTTACGAAGATCTAGGCCACGCTTGGCTTCCTTACGCACTGCTTGAGGGACTGTGAATGTTTTAGATTGGTCAGCCATGGTTATGCCTCCTTAGGTTCATCGTTATCTTCGGGTTCAGGTTTAGGTGGCTCAGGAGCCGCAGGCACAGCAGCACCCACACCTGATGCAGCCGCGACTTGGTTGAGGATCACATCACCACCCTCGAGAGGTGGTAGATCGTATTGCGCTCGCATCTCGTTGACCGTCATAAACGAGCCGACCTTCTGCACGTCCATCTTGAGCTGATCATCAGCCGGTGTCACGTCCATGCCTGTGAAGACGAGCTCAAAGCGGTCATCCAACTCGTTAACGATGTATTTGTTAATCCATGACTCGATAGCGCGTAGCAGTGGTCGCAGTCCCTTCTCCTTACTCATCAGGACCTTCTCACTTGGGTCGCGTTGGTTAAGCGTTGACTTCACGCCTACCTCACCAAAGTTGAAGCCGACCTCCATGGGATCAATCTGAAAGATCGCGCAGAGCTGCCTGATGTTGTAGTTGATCCATTTCTCAAACTCCATCTCAGCGTTACTCTGACTGAGGTTGAGCGCCTTGAGATCCTCGTTGTTATCAGGGTCGAGCTGTATCAGTGGAGTCTTCTTAGAGTTATGGGCTCCACTCAACATGGAGTAAAACTCGCGTCTGAAGGCACGGAATAGCTGTGGGTGCATCTTGGTCTTGACCGCCACGATACCGGACACTGAGATGCCGTTGGTGAAGTTACTAGCGTTATAGACCTCAGCGTTGAGCAGGTTGGTCATCACGGGGATCACCTCTTCAAGCTCAGGGAAGCCATAGCCTTTGTAACGTAGCTCTGATCTAGGTCTACGGATCCCGAAGCAGAGCTCCTTAGCGCCGTATTGGGCTGAGACCTTATTCTTGACCACCTGCACATAATGCACACCCTCAGGGTCACGGCGACCGGCTTCACGCTCAGCCTGACTCATACGCGAGCGCCTGATGGTGGAGCTGTCAACATTAAGGAACCCTGCGACCTGACCGCCACGGCTACGGACCACCTCAAAGCAGGCTTGATCATAGACTAGGGAGTCACGGACGAGCATCCTCAAGAAAGCCTCGAAGTTAGACTCGAAGTCGATACGGTTATCGCCGCAGCTCTGTATAAAGGCGTAGATGTCCTGAATAGTGCTGAGATCATCGTCTGATGGGATCGCGCCCCTATCCTTGAGCCGGATCTGAAAACCAATGTCATCGCCGTCTTGAGCAGGTCGTGAAAACTCAGCGATCTGATTGATGCGAGTCTGCACGATAGAGGCTACTAGAGGCACACGCGCCATAGCCTTGAGCTGATCATAATCAAGCCCTCTATGTCCCTCTGCCTGCATCGCAGAGTCACCCATCATCTGAATGTTGGCGATATCAGACGAGCTCACCTGAAAGGCCTGTGCCTCAGGTGCCTCTTTGGTTGGTGGGGGCAGAGCCTTGATCAGCTCCTCTGTAGGTTCAGGAGTCTTACCGAAGATCCCCTGTAGAAATGATGGAAGTATAGGCATAGGTCACCTCTATTTATCGTTGATAGGTAGGGTAGATATTATCACATCTAGGTGAGTGTATCACTTGGTTTACCGAACGGCGAGTCAGCAGCAACTGCTCTCAGCTTAGGTAATACGATGGGCTTAGCGAAGATACGCTCAATAGCCTCGAGGTCATCTGCGTCCGGTATGGTGCTGACCTTGACCTTCGCTTCACGCAATATATCTAGCCCTTCGGAGTTAGCATAGATACCCTCAATGCAGATCACATGAGAGGCACCTACCTGTGCAATCGCTTTCGCGCAGAGCTTACAAGGCTCACCGTTGACGATAAACCATGAGCCCACCAACGATACGCCGAGTCGAGCAGCATTATAGATCGCGTTTTGCTCAGCGTGTATGCACCCTTCCTCGAGTGAGGTGCCGGACTCGATACCGTCTCTGTGACACGATGTGCCACCACATAAGGAAGGACCGCCGCGCAGGTATCCATTATAGCCTTCACTCAGGATCACGTTGCTGTCGGGGTCAATAGCTACACAGCCAAATGAGCGCCGGACGCAGGGTGAGAGATCCGCTAGTGCTAGGCAGCTAATGATACGCTGCCGGAGGTGCTTCGCTTTCACAGTATACCTCTCTCCTCGACCGCTTCCATAGTAAATGGGAAGATGTCACTGAGCATATCCATCATCGCCTTCGCGAGCTCCTGTATCTCAGGCTGTGCGTGAGGGTGCAGGCGCAGCTTCAGAAACTTGATGTAGTTATGCAGGCTACCGGTCATGTAGAAGGTCGTATACATATTCTGAGGTAGGACAGCACGAGCCTGCTCACGAGCGACTCCGCAGTCCAACATCATCTGATATGTCCTGTAGGCAGAGTCAGTGTGGTCACGCATCGCCTTGACCATCTTATCATTGAGGTCAACGATGTCATCAGTGCTGCACTGTAGGTTCTTCTTAGCTTGCTGACGGAGCTCCTTGGGGATATGGAACTCAATACACTCACTCGTGTAACGCCGACTAGCCTCATTATAACTGAAGGTCCGGTGACGCATCACCTGAGCCCTGATATACAAAGGCACCTTAACTCTGAACGTAATGGTGCTGTGTTCAAATGGACTCGTGTGCTGCTCTGCGATTAGAAAAGAAATGAGCTTCCTATCCTTCTCGCTGACCTCGCCCATGACGATATCCTCATCCCTAAGAAATGATACACGCGCAGCCTGAGCTGCACGAGCGTCATCACCCATATAATCAATGAGGCTCACCTCGCCAATGTTATCGTCATAAAGGTCAATGATCACCATTAGTTACCCCCGTTATTCTGTTGGGTCTGCACCCATGTTGAGATGCTATCAACCTTCTGTTCCAATCTCGCCACAGCGAGCCTAGTGTCGGTCAATGTCTGTGTCAGCTGCTCTAGGACTTGGCTACCTTGCTCTAGCTGCGATACGCGCTGCTCTAGCTTCCCTAATGCCTTACCGCTGTCATATCGGTCTTTGATGTAAGTGTATAAGAAGCCGATGACACCGGCGACACTCGCTAATGCTGTTAATGAGATTGTGTCCATAGGAAGCATCCTCCAAGGGTTATGGCGGTGCCAATAGCAGCGCCTGTAAATGTGGATCTAAGGTCAGTCGATGGGCATACAGGACAGTCCGGCACTGCGGTGCAAACCAAGAGGTTGGACCGTAGGTCTTTTATGGTCTGCTCGTGAGCCCCTATCACTTTATCTTTACCATCATTGGCCGCTTTAAGCTCAGCTATTTCGACCTCGAGCGCCTTATAGCGAGCTACAGAGAGCCACACACCGGCCTGCGGATTGACACAGCCTTGAGGCAGTCTCGCCCTGTTAGAGTCAAAGGACTCAGGACACGGGACCTCGATGACCTCTCCATCTGACTTGATCCATATCCCTGTCGCAGAGGCCGAAAACAGGAATAGCGCTGACGCTAAGTATTTGATCATTTCCACTCTCCGTCTATAAAGTCATCGACCTCTTGGGCCGCCTTCTTACCGGCAGTGGTCTTGGTCTCCTTCACGAGCTCCTTCAACTCAGCAGCTTGCTGATCTATGAGATCGTTCTGCTTCTCGAACTCTCTAATGGCCTCTCTACGCTCTTTCTGCACCTTCTTATGGTCTTGGACCAATACAGGCCCAAAGATGAGCGCAAGGACCCCTACGAGGGCCTCATAGGATATGTAAAGACCAAGAGCGATCAGGGCTCCGACTAAGACCCACTTTAATCTCTCTTGGTGTTTACTGATAAAGGCGAGTATCTCACTCATATGGCATCTCCATCGGCTTAGGTTATAGGCCTTAAAGATACCACCATTATCTATCGGGGATCAACTAGACTATCGGTAGGAGCCGAAGCTCCTTACCATCACTTACGCCTTGTAGAAGGTCACAGCCTCGCTGCTCACGGTCGCGTTGGTCACACGGACGAGGTAGTTATGGACACCATCTACGAGGTAGCTAGAGCTTCCTACGATGGTAACACCTGATCCGGCTGTGAAGTTATAACCTGCAGAGCTGTTAGAGACGATGATCTTAACCTCGAAGGTCATATCAGCGACTCGCGCAGAAGCAGGCATCGCAGCCACGATCTGTGCAGCAGTAGCCGTAGCGTCAGTCTCATCGCTAGTTGCGTCACGAAGGATAACGCCACCCACGATCTGTGAGCCTGAGAGCGTGGTGTCAGTGCCGGACACAGACGCGAAGCTGAGCTTGTTGAACTGAACCTGTGAGCCGTTATTGACGAGCGCTGAAGAAGCGATCATCGCAGAGGCGTTGAGGTCACCCATACGAGCGTTAGCGAGCTCATAGTCACCGGCAGCTGTATCTACGGTCGCGGCAGGCTTAGTGCCTGTCTTGAACATCGCAAACTCAGAGGCAGACTGATCGTAAGCCACACCGACATAATCACCATCGCTGTGCTTGCTGAAGAAGCCGTGATCGACTGCGCTTGAGTTGGTGTAGCCAAGCTCAAGGAGGCTGTCTTCAAACTTCATCGTAGCAGAGTTAGCGATGAGGCTACCGTTGATGGTGTGGGTCCCGTTGATGGTCACAGTGCCTGAGATAGACGCGCCACCACCAAGGATGCTCAAGGTCCCATCAGTCAACTCCATATCACCGCTTGAGACTGTGAGGTCATTACTCACGGTGAGGTTATTACCAACGGTAACATTATCAGGAAGGCCGATGGTGATCTGATTGCTACCGGCAGCAGCAGTCTCGATCTCATTCGCTGTCCCTGAGATGGTGATCGTCTCACCGAGAGCTACAGGATCGTTAGAGCCTGAGTCTGCAGCGAGCGTCACACCACTGTTGGCGAGCATACTATTCTCTACAGAACCTGACTGAATGGTCGCCGTGAGGGTCGCATCTGCAGATCCATCTACACTAACTGAGCCACCGAGGTCACCACCAAGGCTGATCGTGCGAGCCGTAGCCCATGCAGATGCCGTAGCAGCGTTACCGGTGGCATCACTCCCAATCTCAGACTCGAGCCCGAAGCTGAGTTGATTGGTGGTGGTGTTATACGCGATGTCGATGTCAGTCCCACTGATGAAGTTGAGTGAGTCACCGAGGTTGATATCCTCTTGGCTCACGCTATCCACGAGCAGGCTGATACCGTCATTAGCAAGCATCGCGTTATCGACTGCGCCTGCAGCGATGGTCAAAGCGATGTCAGCGTCAGCCGAACCATCGAAGCTCACTGACCCTGAAGCGTCACCACTCACGCTGAGTGTGCGAGCTGTCTCAAGAGCAGAGGCTGTAGCTGCGTTACCGGTGGTATCACTAGCGATCTCAGCCTCAAGAGCGAAGGTCAGCGCGTTTGAGGTGCTGTTATACGTTACGTCAATGTCGGTCCCTGACACGAAGTCAAGATCGTCACCGAGCGCGATATTCTCTTGAGCGACACCACCGAGCTTCAACCCGATGTGGTCATTCGCGAGCATACTATTCTCTACTGAGCCTGTTTGGATGGTTGCTGTGAGAGATACATCAGCAGACCCATCGAAGCTAACTGACCCACCGAGATCCCCACCAAGTGAGATCGTGCGAGCAGTGCTTAGGCTATTGGCTTGATCAGCGGTTCCTTCAATGGTCGCGTTGATCGTGCCGGTAACTGTGAGGTCACCTGCGATGGTCACATCATCAGGAAGACCTACTGTGAAGCTATCACCTGCAGTGCTATACGCTACCTCAACCTCATTAGCTGTGCCTTGCACGGTGAGAGTAGACCCAAGGGCGAGTGCCTCTGAGTTAGTCCCATCGCTAAAGGTCAACGCTGTTCCACCTGCGAGCGTGGTGCTGATGCTCAGGTTAGAGCTACCATCGAAGGAGCCTGAACCGGTCACATCACCTGTGAGCGCGATGGTGCGTGAGGTGCTGAGCGCGTCTGCGCTTGAAGCGTTACCTGAGAGGTCAGCTGTGATCGTGCTTGGAAGCCCAATCGTGAAGGCATCATTAGCTGTGCTATACGCTACCTCGACCTCATTACTAGTGCCTTGGACAGTAAGGGTTGATCCGAGAGCAAGCGCCTCAGAGTTAGACCCATCACTGAAGGTCAGCGCAGTGCCACCGGCAAGAGTCGTGCTGATGCTGACGTTAGATGACCCATCGAAGCCGACAGAGCCTGTAACGTCACCGGTCAGAGCGATGGTGCGTGATGTCTCGAGAGCTGACGCTGTAGAGGCGTTACCATTAACATCTACGGTGATCGTGCTTGGGAGCCCGACTGTGAAGGTATCAGTCGCTGTATCATAGCTGACCTCAACCTCGTTAGAGGTCCCTGCGATCACGAGTGAGCCACCAAGAGCGATTGACTCTGAAGATGACCCATCACCTACTGTGATGCCGCTGTTGGCGAGCATACTATTCTCAACGCTGCCACTTTGGATGGTCGCGGTGAGTGTTACGTCTGATGATCCGTTGAGGCTAACTGAGCCACCGAGATCACCTGCTAAACTGATAGTCCGGCTTGACTGCCATGTAGACGCTGTAGAAGCGTTGCCACTGAGCGCAGCGCTGATGGTAGATGGTAAGCCGAAGGTCAGAGTGTTACTCGCTGCGGAGTAGGCCACCTCGACCTCATTACTAGTGCCTGTGAAGTTGAGTGAGTCACCGAGGTTGATATCCTCTTGAGCCACACCACCAAGCTGAAGGCTGATGCCGTCATTCGCAAGCATAGAGTTTTCAACAGCGCCTGACGCGATGGTCAAGGCAATATCCGCATTTGCGGAACCGTCAAAGCTAACTGATCCTGAAGCATCTCCACTCACTGAGAGTGTGCGTGAGGTCTCGAGGGTAGACGCTGTAGAAGCGTTACCGCTAAGAGCTCCTGAGAAAGCAGAGGCAGAGACTGTGCTGAGCCCTGAGATGCTTGAAGGAAGACCTACAGAGAAGGCGTTGGTAGCAGAGTCGTATGCTACCTCAACCTCATTACTAGTGCCTTGGATGCTGATCGCTTGACCAAGTGAGATAGCCTCAGAGTTAGTCCCATCACCAACCGTGATCGCGCTGTTGGCGAGCATTGAGTTATCAACGCTGCCTGCTTGGATCGTAGCTGTGAGAGTCGCGTCTGCAGACCCATCAATGCTGACTGAGCCACCAAGATCACCGGCGAGTGAAATGGTGCGTGAGCTCTGCCATGCGCTTGCTGTGGTCGCGTTACCTACGAGCGCCGCTTGGATGCTTGAAGGTAGACCGAAGGTCAAGGTGTTAGAGGCTGAGTCGTAAGCGATCTCGACCTCGTTTGAAGTCCCTGCGAAGTTAAGGTCATCACCGAGGTTGATATCCTCTTGGGATACTCCACCGAGTTTAAGGCTGAACCCATCGTTGGCAAGCATCGTATTCTCGACAGAGCCGCTTTGGATGGTCGCTGTGATGGTGATATCAGATGAGCCGTCAAAGCTCGCTGAGCCACCAAGATCACCACCAAGGCTAATGTTACGCGCAGTCGCGAGCGTGTTAGCTGAGTCTGACGTTCCTTCGATGGTCGCGTTGATGGTGCCTGACACGGTGAGGTCACCGGCGATATTCACATCATCAGGGAGCCCGACAGTAAACTTATTAGAGGCAGCGTCATAAGCGACCTCGACTTCACTAGCTGTGCCACCGATCTCAAGAGTCGCGCCAAGAGCGAGAGCCTCTGAGTTGGTGCCGTCTGTGAAGGTCAGGGTGCTGTTAGCCAACATTGAGTTGTCAACTGCACCTGCGCCAATGGTGACTGCGATGTCTGCATCAGCTGACCCATCGAAGCTCACAGAGCCTGATACGTCACCTGAAAGTGAGATGGTGCGAGCTGAGGTGAGCGCTGCTGCTGAGGTAGCAGTGTCAGCGTTACCGGTAAGGTCACCCTCGATGTTAGCCACCACGGTAGCCGTTGAGCCACCTGATACGGTGGTCGTAGGCGCAGCGGTCGCGTTATCGAAGAACTTGAACTTACCGTCACTTGCATCGCGATAGAGGCCTACATACTCAGTAGAGGCTCCGTCTACGATCTCACCATAGAAACCAATGTCAACGCTGTCAGCGCTGTTATCCTTGGCGAGACGAAGTAGAGGATCCTCAACTGTGACTGTAGCTACATCAAGCGTGGTGCTTGAGCCTACGACTGTGAGGTTGCCACCGATCTCTACATCTCCTGATGTGGTGAGCGAGGCGGTTTGAACATCAACAGCGTGTAGGGTAGCCCATTTATAGGTGCTAGTCCCTAACGTGTGAGTGTTGTTACTTTCGGGTCTGACTGAAGCCATTATGCAACTCCTGTGAAAATGATGGTGCCGGTTGATCCTTCGTAATCCCAATGACGATCACCGGGGCCTCCTTGGGGAGCGATAAAGACATAATCAGTCGTTGTAGGCTCATAGGCCCATGCTCCATAGGATTGTCGGATGGTGAAGTCACTAGGGGTGTATATTACCGTATTTGAGTCCTGAGGCCAAATACCTCCTGACCGGCCTCGAGCGATAGCGACTTCGGCAGTATTTGCCGCTACATCGGTCTCAAGGTCATCAATGTCTGACTCAGCTGCGGTCATGCGCGTCTGCAAGGCTGTAATCGCCGTGTCGGTCGCTGTGGTGGTCTCGAGTGTAGTCACTCTATCCTCAAGGTCACTGATATCACTGTCTTGACTGCTATCGCTAGTCTCAAGTGCAGATAACCTTGATGCGTGTGAAGTTAAGGTGCTGCCCTGTGTTGAGTTGGTTGACTCAACAGCGTCCATCTCTGACTGCAGGGTTGCTACGTCACTCTCAACAGCGTCCATCTCTGACTGCAAGGTAGAGATCGAAGATCCCTGTGAAGTAGTCAGTGTCTCAAGATCATCAATGTCAGACTCTGCGCTCGTTAGGCGCGTGTCGAGTCCGGTGATCGCAGATGCGCGAGCAGCGATAGCAGCGTCTAGTTTATCATCAGCGTCAGCTAGGCTAGTGGCACTTGAGATGTAACTAGCGAGACTATTGGCGACATATGCGCCTGAAGCAGAGAGGCCTGCGCCGGACTCAATAGCCGTCTGACCTGACTGCAGCGCTGACACATCAGTTTGAAGTGAGCTAATGTCACTGTCGTTTGAGCTCACGTTAGACTGCAAGGTCGAGATGTCACCATCGTTAGAGGTGATCTGTGACTGCAGGCTTGTGAGCGTAGATGAGTTGCTCGTCAAGGTGCTGTTGATTGAGCTAATGTCAGAGTCATTAGATGTGATCTGACTCTGTAGGCTAGTGGCCGTGCTTTGTAAACTAGCCACGTCAGACTCAACAGAGTCCATCTCCGTCTGCAGGGTTGAGATCGCAGACTCAGCATCATCAATGTCAGACTCCGCAGCAGTCATGCGCGTGTCAAGCCCACTGATGTCGGTGTCGTTAGACGTGACTTGGTTCTGTAGGCTAGTGGCTGTGCTTTGTAATGTAGCCACGTCAGCCTCGACATCATCCATCTCCCCTTGCAGGGTTGTGATGTTAGCCTCAGCGCTATCCATCTCTGACTCGAGAGTAGAGATCGCAGACTCAGCTGCGGTCATGCGTGTGCCTAGGCCTGAGATGTCAGAGTCGTTGCTGCTCACCGCTGCCTGAAGGGTCGCGATGTCAGATGCGTTAGAGCTGATATCTGAGCTGTTAGCACTGATATTCGAGGTGTTAGAGCTAATAGATGAGCTATTACTCGTGATGCTCGCCTCTGCTGATGTGAGGCGCGTATCAACACCATCAAGGGCTGTATCGAGCTTATCATCAGCGTCCTTGAGTGAGGTTGCGCTCGCGATGTAGTTAGCTCCCACAGACGCTGAGTAGGCTCCACCTGACCCAAGACCGGCACCTGCCTGTGTATCGTCAATCTCATCTTGGAGGGCAGACACGTCAGAAGACGATCCTGACTGCAAGGTAGAGACGGTAGACTGAAGAGAGGCTAGATCATCACTGACCTCTTTTACCTTCGTGTCTAACTTATCATCAGCATCTGCAAGGTCAGTAGCGCTCGCGATGTAGTTAGCGTTTGTATTCGCCACATATGCGCCTGCAGTAGAGAGTCCTGCACCGGCCTGTGTAGCATCGAGCTCTGATTGGAGCCCTGAGATGCTTGAGGTCTGTGAGGTGATGGAGCTCTCAGCAGATGTGAGGCGAGTATCAAGCCCACTGATATCAGAGTCGTTAGACGAGATCGCGCTCGCGTTGGCAGTAATGCTCGTGGTGTGACCTGAGATCGTAGACTCAGCAGATGTGAGGCGAGTATCAAGCCCTGAGATGTCAGAGTCGTTAGAGGCTACGTCAGTCTGTAGGTCTGTGATGTCACTCTGAGCGCCGGACAGATCACTCTGTAAGGTCGTGATGTCAGAGTCGTTACCACCAACAGCCGTCTGTAGAGAAACGATAGCTGCCTCTGCTGTATCGAGATCACTCTGAGTCGAGCTCAGGCTTGACTGCAGTGATGTGATCGCGGATGCTCTCGCTGCGATAGCTGCATCTAACTTACTGTCAGCGTCTGCTAGACTAGTGGCTGCTGAGATGTAACTAGCGTTGGTGTCAGCAACATAAGCACCTGCAGCTGAGAGACCGGCACCTGCCTGAGTTGCATCGAGCTCCGGACCCACACTTGCGTGGTCAGTGGCCTCAAGTGTAGTTACCCTAGACTGAAGGTCGCTGATGTCGGTGTCGTTAGAGCTGATGTTTGTCTGCGCTGTGCTTACGTCACTCTGAAGTGAGGTGATGTCACTGTCATTGGAGGTCACTGCTGTCTGCAACGCCGAGATATCGGAGTCATTAGATGTGATCTGACTCTGTAGACTAGTGGTCGTGCTTTGTAAACTAGCTACGTCAGCCTCCACAGAGTCCATCTCTGACTCGAGGGTGCCTACCGATGATTGCAAGTTAGCGATGTCGGTATCGTTAGACGCGATCCCTGCCACAGTGCTTTGAAGGCTCGTGATATCTGCCTGAGCAGAAGTCACGTCACTCTGAAGTGCTGAGATGTCGCTGTCATTCCCACTGATCGCGCTCGCGTTAGTCGCGACCTGTGCATCGAGGGCGCTGATCTCACCTACGATTGATGTAGCTGAGTCGAGGTAGTTTGAGCCGGAACGTGAGACGTAGTTACCGTCAGCGTCAAGACCTACTGCTGCCTCAATGTCATCGACCTCATCTTGGTTATCGCTACCACCTCCACCACCACCTGACTCAAGAGCGCTGATACGAGTCTCGTGACCTGAGATGTCACTCTCGTTAGCGGCCACCGCTGAGTCAAGGGCGCTGATCTCACCTGATACTGATGTAGCGCTGTCTAGGTAGTTGGTCCCTGAGCGTGAGACATAAGTCCCATCAGAAGCAAGCCCTACAGCAGTCTCAATCGCATCAACCTCAGCTGAAGCCACGTTATCATGGCTGTGTGCTTCGAGGGTATCAATGTCACTCTCAGCGGCGACTAGGCGCGTGAGGATCCCACTGATGTCGGTGTCGTTAGAGCTTACATCAGACTGAAGGTCAGAGATAGCGAGCTCATTAGTTGAGAGGCGTGTTGCGTGTGATGTTGCTGTGAGCTCAAGGCTCTGCACACGAGTGTAGAAGTCTGCGTCACCCTCAATCGCGGCGGCGAGCTCCTGCAAAGTATTAAGGGCTGCCGGTGCAGCGCCTACGATCTGAGCCACATAAGAGGCCACACCATAAGGCGTGGTTGCGATGGACTCGCTTGATCCTGCTAGAGTCTCAGCGACTGTAGCAAGACGGACGAGCCCTTCCTCTTTAGTTGAGGCTGAGTCACCTGATAAAATAGCCATGTGTTACTCCTTAGATGCTGCGAGGCCAAAAGGTAGCGACCACCTCAGGATCAGCACCTCCACCTAGATTATCGAAGGTGATGATGATGGTCGAGTAGAGGAAGTCTACGTTTTGAGAGGCCACCACAGCAGCCGACTCAGGTGCGTTGCCTTGGAACTCGATAGTGTGACTGCAGTTAACCGGCTTATAAGAGACGGTATAGGTGCCACCTAACAGACCATGCACAGAGATCTGAAAGTTACGGTGTGTATCTGCAGGGTCGAAGCCAAGCTGCGCCTTCGTGATAAAGACGGACTGACCGCCTGACTGTATACGCACGGTTTTTCTGTTAGCCATGATATGCTCCTAGAATGAGAGTGAAGATTAGTCAGTCCATGATACCACTTAGCGCGTGTGCTTTCACCTTCAATGTTCTTCATACCAATCGAAGTTGGACCATAGACCTGTGAGATGTTGCTGCTCAGCTCGCTCACTGTATGTCCCACTCAGGTCATCACCTTGCGACTGTAGCTTACCATACATATCATACTCGATATCCTCACCAAAGGAGACTGCATATTGGAAGCTCGCGTCACGCATAGCACACTCAGCGATCCATAGACTCATGGCAGTGTCATCGTGCTTCTCCTTACCGAGCCCGTAGAGCTCCTGACATAACACATCAACCGTGTCGCGAGTCTCTTGCTCTCTATACGGTAAGACAATCTTACCATTCTCGAAGAGGGCGCTCAGTGCAGGCACACCGGTCCATGGGTTGGACTTGGCTCCTGCTGTGGTGAGGTGCTGCTTCAATGGTAGGTCTGTGGTCTGCTGTAGGTTGAGTAGGTGTAGCTGACCAAAGGCGTTTTTCTCGATCATCACGCAGGTCACAAACTGACGGAACCGGTTATACTCATCCACGATGAGCCTCTTCAGTTGGGTAGGTGTCAATCCGCGAGCTCTCACCATCGAGAGTAGATACCGATTACCATCCTGATCCTTACCCCATGTGGTGCCTACCGTATAGTCACCGTCTTGATCTTCTGCTCGCTTAGCGTCAGTGATAAGTGCAAGGTCCCATCCCTGCACCACCTGAAGCTGCTCTACCGGTGGTAACTCGCCAAAGGCCATATACTGCCCTAGCTCCTTACCTCTCTCAAGCCACTCCCACTTGAAGGGCGCTGAGTCATCTGATTGGACTTGGTTCATAAACTCACGCGCAAAGAGGAGCCCACCTACAGCCTGCTTCTCCTTTAACAGATACTCGATGGGGCGCTGATCATGCCATAGCACCTTTGATGGACCCTTGACCACCACGTTGCGGATCACATCACGTCCATCGCGGTCCATACCCATATCGAAGGTATATGACTCAGGCATCTGTGAGATAGCCGGATCGTTACGCACATCAAAAGTCGGATCCTTTATCATGTGGGCGTATACATCGTCATGGTGCTTACGGGTCCCGACCACGAGCATGAAGCCATTACGGTTGAGCATGGGCTGCACTGTGCCTCTCAACCACTCACGAGTCTTCTCACGGACAGACGAGCTGTAGACCGTGCGGTCATCCTCAAGGTCATCCATAATGATGCAGTCAACGTGACCACCTGTGATGGATCCACCACAGCCTGTAGCCTCTACTGATGGGTCAACGCTCTCGTCAGGTCTCACGATATAGATCTGAGTCGATACCCACTTGGTCTCTTCGTTCTTAAACGGTGGTAAGTCATCACTCGCCCAATCCGCGATGATCTTAGGGTCATTGAGAAACTGCTTAACCATACGGACGCGCTTCTCAGCCTGACCGGAGCTCGCGCTGATCCACAGTATCTTAGCGTTGCGATCTATGCAGAGTCGCCTGACGGTGTATGCAATACTGAGAAATGACTTACCGTGGTCACGAGGAGCGAGCAGCAGCATCTTCTTCTTAGCGTTATCGGTCTTAGCCTCTGTGGTCAGGCGCTCACATTCGCTGAGCCATACGTCCTGATGTTCGGCGTAATCGTAACCTAGATAATATGTCGCGAAGAAAGAGGGGCTGTGGATCGACAGTAAGCGTCTACCCTCTTTAGTCTGAATGAGGTTATTGATCGTGTCTTTATTCATCGTCTTTACTGTCCTTCCTCATATCGGTTAGCTGCTTAGATAACATATCTCCTATGGCACTAAACTGCTCGACAGAAATAGATAACTGACCGGCACCCTCCTTCGCCATTTCTTCTGCGCTCTTATGCCGTGCCTCGACCTTAGACTCGACATTGATGTTAATACGCTCTGCGCCCACGAGGGCTGACTGACGTTTACCACAGTCGATGATCATCTTCAGGTAGGCGAGTCTCATGGCTTCATTGGTGCAGGTCTGTAGAGACTGCCAACACTCTTCTTTGACGCGCTCTGCCTCTAGGTAGATCTGCTCACGCCTCGAGTTAATCTGACCCATGGTGAGTGATTTAGCCCACCGGTCCCTAACCTCAGCCACATATTCACCGCACCGCGCATACGCTAAGCCTGTGAGTGTGTGCATCTGCGATAACGAGCTCACACCACGTTGCATCAAGGTCTCTACCACTACGATCCACCTCTCCTCATCGAGAGGCTTCATCTTACCCTGCTTGACCTTAGGTATGTCGAGCCCTGCGAGCTTGGGATGAGTTAGTGTTAGATCAAGGTCTCTACCACTAGTGGCCACATCAATGTCACTAATGTCTATGGTGATACCTTCGTCATCTGAGGTCGGAACATACACAGCATCCGATATGAGGTCTTTCTTAGACATGAGGTTAACTCCTAATACGGTCAGCGTAGACGATGCGCTGAGGCTGACCGGTAACGTCAGAAATAACCTTAGCTCGCCTAGTCGCGTTGCTCAGGCTACTCCCAAAGATTGAATGATTATAAACACATACGTCAACCTCATCGCTAAGTTGTCCATTTCTGTGAGTGCGAGCCAAGAGCTGCTCCCATGTGTTTGGATCTGCTATTGGTGATATGACGTAGTTGAGATCCCATAGCTGCAGGTTCTTACCTGTGCCATGGCTCTTGATGGACATTAGGCAGTTATGCGCGTGGCTCGTGTCAGGTTCAACACCTCCACCATAATAGGGGATCGCGAGCTCCTCACTCAAGCGCTCACCTAGTTTGACGTTATCAACCCACAGCACATACGGACGAGTCTGTTTAGCGGTCCATCCCTTAATGTCGTTAACGATGTAATCAGACACCCATACGGCGCGGCGCGGTGGCTCAGGTCGATCCTTGACCTCTTGCCATGCGTGATACGCTCTCTCGAACACATCTTGAATATCCTGAGGTAGCCCATAGAAGCCGGACTCGATCAGGTATGGTGAGTCGAAGTCATCGAGGTCCATCTCTCTGATCATACGCACGGCGCGTCTCCACTCCTTACGAGCGAGGAGCCATTCATCATCAGGTGTGTTATCAGGCCATTCCCAATAGTAGAGACAGCCTGTGAGCATCTGCCCAAGAGCCCTGAGTGCAAACTGATCTGTGTCATCCCATAGGTGCTGACTCGCGCTGATCGCCTCGAGGTCGAAGTCTACACCTAGCTTGGTGAGCGTGTCGCTCATGGGTCCGGACTCGAAGCAGTTGGTGATAGCGTCTTGGAGCTCTTGAGGCACCTTCAGTCTCTTGGTGCATAGCCTCAGTGAAGCAGGCACCACGTCATCAGTGGTAAGCACCACACCCTTGGTGGCGCGTAGCCTATTGTAGATCGCTTCGCGTGGCTTATCTCCCCACTGCATCAGAGGGTTAAACTGCGAGTATTGGTAGGAGTTAGCCTCGCCTGTCGTGACCGCATCAAAGGTCTCAACGTCCCTAGCGTTATTGGGTAGAGGTGAGCCTTCTTCAAGAGCCCAATCAGCGAGGTGGGCGAGGTCAGCGAAGGTCTTATTGAGTAGGGTCCCACTCATCACCACGAACCTACACTGAGGCTTATTGACGAGGTATCTGCCTAGACGTGATGTGCGTGTTGAGTCGAGTGACTTGAGATGGTGAGCCTCATCACAAATGATAAGGTCGGGATCGAGCTCTGAGATAGCGCGTTGCCCTGAAGCTCTACTGAGCCTCTCATAAGATAGCAGCGCCGGTAACTCGACCTTGAAGTGTTTCTGATAGGCGATGATCTCAGCCTTGGTCTTCTCGATGAGCGCTGCAGGCAGCAACATGAGACAGCGCTTGCTCTGCATCACCTGAGGTAGAAGAAATGAGATCAGCGTCTTGCCGATACCACAGCCTAGAAGTAGGACACCACCCTGAGCGTCACGACAATGGGTCAGGGCTGCGTTTTGTAGAGGCCTTATAGACCACTCGCCGTCCGGAGTCTTAAACTGCTCTGTGTAATCAATCTCAGCGTAATCGTATACGGGAAGGTCGCGTATGCGGATCGCCTCTGTAGGTTCGACTTTGGTCTTGGTCTCTTTGGTCTTGGTGGTCTGACCGAAGAGGTGCTTGAGTTGGTCATTCATGTTTACTGCACCCTTGGTAGTTTATGGAGTAGGGTGCAGCATACCATAGAGTGCCTTTAACCTGCAATCACCACCTGATCCGCAGCGCTGATCAAAGCGTCAGAAACACGCTGCGCCACCTGACTCATCGAAGGCACATAGTAGGCACCGTGAGCGAGCCCTGTCTCAGATAGCTTCTGAGCTAACAGGTCCCAACCCTTAGCGTATGGGATGAAGCTGATGTGACTCACACCCTCAGCCGCTGCGATCTCTTTCATCATAGGCTCGAGGTGGTCAACGAGGCTGATGGTCTCACCATACATCGGACGGCAGCCAAAGTAGATGGTCACAGCTTCATTGATGACCTCAGGTTGAGTCGGGGCAGGTGCCGGTTTCTCAGCCTTAGCCTTCTTAGAGGTTTTCTTCTTAGAGTCTCCGCGCAGCAGCGCTAATACATCTTCTTGCTTATTGCTCATTGGTAAGGTCTCCGTTCTTTCAAATGTATACCAACAGTCATTATAGTGGGGGCAGCGTTTGCCATAAGAGTAACAGAATGATTTGTTTTTATCAGCATTTACGAGAGTGTCTTGAGCAGTCTCAAGCATCTTGTTTACGGTCAAGAGGATCTTATTAAACTCATCCTCAACGTGCTGACGGTCAACGACCACAGACACCTTACGAGAGCCGTGTGGCGGTCGCGTCAGGTAATAGACGTGAGTCAACCTAGCCTCTGTAGCGTCAGGGTGATGGTCAAGGACGTGGCGAGCGTAGATGATGAGCTGCATATTCGTGCGTAGCTCCTCTTCAGTCTTAGCCCATTTCCACGCGCTCGTGGTTTTGTGGTCAAGGATATGTATCTCGTCTTCAGTCTCGAGGAGGTCAATGAAGCCTTTGAATGGAACCGGTAGACCGTCCATCGCGTAGTCCTTGAGATCGACCTCGACCCCTGCGTCCTTATTAGGCGCAGGCAGGTGTTCAATACCTGCGGCAGCGATCTTACCGGTGACGGTATCTGTGTCAGGTAGGGTGCCTGTCTCAAGGTATTTCTCGAGATGCTCATGCACCTGAGATCCACGCGCCATAGCGTCAGTCTGCTTGGTCTTATGGCCTAAGAGATAGCGGTGATACCATCGTGTAGGGCAGTTTTCAAAGAGGGTGATCGAGCTCGCGCTCACATGGGTCACTTGCTTATTGCTCATAGCTCATCCTCATCTTCACGGCGACCATCTTATCAATGATCTCTTGCTCTGAGCAGCCAAGGAGCTGCGCCACCTCTGCGGTTGAGAGGCCTTTAGACATCGCGGCAGCGAAGACGTAGCGGAGTGCTGTAAACTCCATGTCGCTATACACTAGCGGAGTCTCCCTGAGGAGCTGTTTAATGACCTCAAGCGCGAGCGTGAGGGACTTGAGTTGCGTATCTGTCATCATGTTGAGTCTTGCTTTCTGTTATAGGGGTTTAGCTACGCTAATCATACCACAGTAGCCTACAGGCTTCAACATAACTTACACCTAGGTTAGTTGACACTAGATGACCACTAGTGGTTATAGGGTTTTCTCTAGTGGTCATTTCATGGCATCTATGCTCCACATAGCCACTAGACTAGTGGTCAATGCTAGTTGACTAATGATGACCACTAGACTCATGGTGCTGTTTATCTAGTGGCCATTTTTGTCATCTAACAAATAAATCACCTCTATGTGTCACTCTATGTGGCACGGCGTAAGCCTAGATAAACGCTAGTCTTTTTCCCTATCTTGCCACATACCATATAGATCTAAGGAGTTAGTGAGACATATATATTATCTTGATAGTGGTGTAGACTAGAGGTATGGATATATATGTTAATCTCAGACACTTTTACAGAAACCGTGTGGTATCCGACACGGGGAAAGAAGCAAGACTATGATAGACTACGACCCTTGGGCAGAAGACTTTGATTATATCTTCGGACCACCATTCGCAGAGATCGAAGGTCAGGACCTCGTTGAGCGCAAGATGGAAGCCCTCGCTGCTTACGTTGAAGACTCAGGGTGGCCTGAGCGCCGTTGCATTGGTTTAGTGCAGTTGACCTCGCTAGTCCGGCTCGAGATCCCTAGAGCCTTTGCAGAGCATCTACCATGGGATATCGACTCCGCTTACATCTTCGGACAGATGCTATTAGACAGAGCCACTCACGCGCTCCTAGGCTTCCCTATCTCAATCCTACTCAGGTGCAAAGGGACCATGCTCCCACCACTCACACCCAATAACGTGTATCATCTACTAAGCTCACCGGCGATCAGCCTCTTATGTGATATGCTTGGTAACCCTCTCGAGGAGATCATCAGCCTGATGCACGATGGAGCCACTGACCAACCTACCGCTCTCGAGGTTGCAGAGGCAGCGTATAATGAGGTGTTCAGGCAAGCGACAGAAGACTTTGAATATCCACGCTACGCCAACACGCAGGTCAGCGACCTCGTGGGACTCGCTGTATCAGACTTTATAGAGTCAGAGATGAAAAACTCAGACTAGTTAAAGTCCCGTAACTGCAGCACATTTGCCACATACCTGTAAAATGTTTTACGGGGTGGCTTGACATTTCTTTCTCAGGTATTATATTTGAATATGTGATACCAACGTATCATCATCCTTAAAGCAAGCGCCTAGAGCGCGGAAAGCAAGACAACATGGCTAACACAAAGCTACAAACTAAACCCTCCTTCTTCCCTGATATGCCTGCATCACTTGACGGCAAGGCTCATTGGGCAGGTCGCACCTTCGGTGTCCGTTTCACAGATACCGGCGCTAAGGGTAGCGACAGTTACATCACCACCGGCATCTTCCCTGCACCACAGTCAAGTCAGCGTGGCGACACTGATCTGATCAAGGCGATGACCGTTATCTTCGACCTCGACATCGTTGACCTTTACAACAATGATGGGTTCCTCAAGCGAGCTCTCGAGGTCTTCGCTCAGCAAGGTGTTGAGATCGTCTACAGCACTAACGCTACCAAGAAGACTGCGTTTGACCTTCCATCGTTCAGCGCAGAGCCACTCAATGACGCTAACGCAGAGCGCTCACGCAAGGCTGATCGTAAGCACATCGTTAAGGCGTTCCTCACCTCACTCCCTCAGGCTGACCTCGTGGCCATGGTTGAGGGGGAGGTTCCACCTTACCTCGCGATCCTCGAGGAGTATCTCGGTAAGCCTCAGCAGATCACCTACTCAGGTGGTGGCGCTCACTTCCACTATGCTCTCGCTGAGACTGAGGGTTGGACCACAGCCGGACTCGAGCTGCTTCCTGAAGACGAGCGTGATGATAAGCTCACCAACATCGCAGAGTGGAAGGGCTACTATAAGTCGTTCAACGCTCATGTGGGCCGTGAGCTTGACGAGGCCTTTGACGATAAGTGCAGTGACGTTGGCACCTGTGTGACTCGCGAGGTCGGTAGCGCTAACAATAAGCACAGCGCTAACAGCAAGCAGGTCACTCCCATCTTCCAAGACCGTATCGACCCTACCGGATGCTTGACGCTTGCCGGACTCAAAGAGGTCACTGCCCCTGAGCCTGTCAAGGCTACCAAGAAGAAGGGCGCTGCTCAGGCGATCAAAGACGCTAAGGGTCGCACCCACGATGCTCGTGTTAAGCGTGTGCCTGCTCGTCTCAATGGTTCTGAGGAGATCACCTATGCTGCCAATGGTGCAGAGGTCACCATCACTGTGAGCGATCTCATGGAGACTTGGGATCAACTCAAGGGTGCAGGTCACACTGTCGTTGATGCCGGTGGTGAGAAGCTCAAGTGCCGTCTCGATTGGCTCAGCTCAGGCTCACTCAACGCTTGGTGCCGTTTTCAGCCGGATCCTGAGGGTGGTGACCGTGACACCGTGATGTTCATCTGTGATGTCGATAAGTATCTCAACGCTAATGACCGTCACGTCCATGAGACCAACGGTAAGCTCATTGGTCTGTGGGTCTATGAGGGTTCCATCTTCAGTCAGCTCACACGCACCGCTAAGGGCGCTTTAGAGAAGCGTGGTGCCAACTACAGCACCATCCTGACCCTTGACCCTCGAGTGGCTAATAAGATCCGTGAGAATGTCCGAACCAAGGTCATCGAGGTCCATAGCTCAATCAACGTAGAGGCTAACTCAGGCAATCCGCACGTCACCGGATGGGCGAAGATGATGGATTGGATGCCTCTCACCGATAGGCACATCAACTACTTCCGCGCTGAGATCATCGAGGCCTACTATGGTTGCTCGATCTCTCGTGAAGATGTCTTCAACGCTATCGACTCTGTGGCGAGCTCTAATGGTTATGATCCGGTGACCTCATGGATCGAGTCTGTGCAGTGGGATGGTCAGCGCCGTCTTGATGGTAGTGGTGCTTGGTTGCCTCGTGTGATGCACATGGCTAAGGGTCACGAGATGTATGACTACTACTCATTCATCGGGCGCTCTGTGATGTTGGGTATTACTCGTAACATCTTCAACGTGCCAATGGAGCCCACGCTATGTCAGCACATGATGCTCGTCACCGGACCTCAAAACGCAGGTAAGTCAACCTTCGCTGCCACCATCGCCGGTGTCGATTACCTAGGTCGTGATTACTATGGTGACTCTGACATCGACCTCACTAAGCAGGCTGACCTGATGATCACCATGCGCGGTAAGTCAGTGATGGAGATCCCTGAGCTCGCTGCGTTTAATAAGCGTGACTTCGATACCATCAAGTCCTTCGTGACTCGCGCTCGTATGGAGGCTCGTGAGCCCTATGCTCGCACCACCACCAAAGAGAATAAGGCTACCTACTTCATCGGCACCACCAACGCATTTGTGCCTCTTGGTGACCCTACCGGTAACCGCCGTTTCCTCGTGGTCGATTTCTACAAAGACATGGCTCAGGGTCGCCGTTGGGACCTCAAGCACCTTCGCGCTATCATCCCTCAGCTCTACGCAGAGGCTTATCAGCGCGTGGTCCTTGGTCAGCATATCCCTGCAGATCGAGCTCAAGAGACTCGCCCTTACTGTGGCTCACCTGTTGAGGATTGGAACCTGACCACTAACGAGATCCTTCTCCAAGAGGCTAAGAACACCTCATATACAGCCGTAGAGCAGACTACAGAGGCTATCCAAGCCTACCTCACCAACCTGCTCTCAATCGGCAAATACAGCACCACCTACGAGCTCCTGCGTAAAGAGCTTCGTGAGTCACACTACATCGACCGTGTGCCTGCCAACCGGATCCTCTCAGAAGTCCTTGGTCGTGAGGGTTGGGAGTCGGTTCGTAATGGTGGTAAGCGTATTTGGCGCTACACCGGTGAGAAGGTAGAGACTAATCCTAGCGCTAAGGCTACGCTATCCGGTGTCAACATCGCGCTCGAGACTCCTGATGTTGCACCACCTGCAGCACCTCAAGGGTCAAGCTCAGAGATGCAGGCGATGATGGCTATGCTCGCTGAGATGAAGCGTGAGATGTCAGAGCTCCGTAACGAGAATAAAGACCTTCGCTCTAAGCTCAACGATGAGCCTCGTAGAAAGGCACCGGCTGCTCGCAAGCCTGCTGCTCCAAAGGCACCGGCAAAGATCGAGACACCTGCTCAGGCGCTCGTGTTCCTCGATGCTCAGGGTGTGAGTGACGAGCGCATTGAGGCTTACCGTAACGCAGGTGACGATGATCGTAGAAAGCCTATCTTGGGCAACCTGATCATCAGTATGGCGCAAGAGTGTGCGGAGAATAACTAAGGTAATCAACGCAAGAAGTAAGGAGAATAAGATGAGTTACAAAGCACCATATCAGCTCGAGGCCCTTCAAGCCTACCTGACAGAGATGACCACTATGGCTAGTGATTTCGATATGCTCGCTATGGGTCACACCATGGAGGATCCGGATGGTTTCGCGATGGTCACCACCGGCATCAACAAAGCCCTCAAGCGAGCTGTTGCACAGATCACCGGCGAGCTCTCAGCACATTACAATAAGGCTCATGCGCCTACTCAGCAGGAGCTCTTAGAGCAGATCGCTGAGGCGACCACGATGGACGAGCTCAACGCTATTGGTCCTGAGATTGATAAGCTCGACAGCACCACTGAGATGGATCCCGTGATTGACCGTTGGGTCGAGCGCCGTGCAGAGACTCACGATGCCAATGTGGTAGGTTCGTCAGTTAGCTACACACCTAAGGCAGCACCGGTAGTTTGTGAAGAGGAGCCTAGCGTAGAGGAGCCTTCCTGTGGTATCGTTGAGACTCAATCAATGAC